ACGGAATTTTGGTCATTTTACTTTTAACATTGTTCATAATGTGAGTGGTAAAGTGCTTCAATCAGAACTTTCTGTGCGTGATCTTGTCAACATTTTATCATCAGAGTTTGCATCTTTTGAACGCTCCCGCGATCAGGTTGACGAGGAGAGTTATTTTGGCGAACTGAAAAACGAGTTGCGCGCTGATGTCTACCATGAGACTGTTGCTGAACGTTCTGGTACGAGTGAAGTCTCAATGGTTGAACTGGAAGATGCTTTACGCGAGCGTCTGGTACCCCCAACCACCGTGGAAAATTTGGGTTCAACCAGTGTTATACTAAGCCGAAAGTGGGTGACAGTTGAAAAAACTATCAATGAGGATGGATCAGAGCATTGCCGTGCTAATTTCGGTGGTACAACATGGTACGATGTTACTAATTTGGTTGGGTCAAAATCTGCTATTCGTTGTGAATTGTATTATTGGTCAAAATCATTTCAATTGAGAGCCCAAAAATTTTTGGCAGAACATCCTTGGCTGAATCCCACTCTCTCCGTGATCGGAGCTGTTGCAGCAGCAGGTTCTCTGATCTATGTTTTGTGTCGTATTTTTTCTGGTGAAATCCATGAACAAGTTGCATTACCAATGATGGCAAATCCATCTAATGGTGAAGTTCGAGAGCGTATAATTCCGCGCATTAATGTGCCACCGAATGTGCTTACACGATCTGCCGTTGTCCAAGCTGGCCAGGTTTCAGTGAGTGCGTTGGATGGTTTATTGGAGCGTGTTGGCACTAATAGTTTCCAGATTTCCACACCAACATCTGGAGGTTCTTTCTTCAAGATGTTTGGTTTGTTTATTGGTGGTAGAGTTGCGATTTTGCCGAAGCATTTCTTTTACGGAGAAGGTGTTTTGATGGCTGAAGGGCAAACGCTCTCATTTTGTTGGGATGGCAATGAATATCATGATGCATTTGTATCACAAAATCTTTTTGAGTTTCCATCCAGAGATGCGAAGGGTAGGAAACGTGATTTAGTGGCGTACTGCTTTTCGAAATGTATTCCAAGTGCGAAGAATATAATAAAGCGCTTTGCTACTTTGAATGAAGCCTCACGTATTGATCACCAGCGAGGAGTTCTTGTTCGTTCAAAAGCAGAAGCTGTTGTGCATCAGATTTTACCATCATTTTCATGCACAAAAACTGCCACGTTTTACGAACAGAATGGCGGTAATGGTAGTGTGCAATTTGTGACACTTGAGGGTTTTGAGTACCCCGGGGTCAATACGGCTGTTGGTGATTGTGGTTCTACACTTGTTGCTGATCTGCCCGAACCAAAAATCGTTGGACTGCACACAGCCAAAACAGATGGGGCTGGCGCAGATGTGTTGGGTGTTTCGGAACGAGTAGTTTTTGAAGACCTTGCTCTCATTGATGAGAGAGTTATGAAAGGTCTTTTGGCTCCACGTGAGACTCATGCTTTCCCAAATATTTCTGTCTCAAAGGAGCCCTGTTGTTTCACTCCTTTTGGCAATTTTCGATAATTTGGATCATTGTCAGCTGCGGATGGTTTGCGTATATCGAATAAGACGCAATTACGTAAAACACCAATTTTCGACATGGTAGCAACCCACACGAAAGAAAACAGTGTCCTGGATCCCAAGGATACGCGTCTGAAGGATGCTCATCGTTCGATTCTGGCTGAAGCTATGGAAAAGTATGGAGCACCTACTGGTCCTATTTATGCACCTTATCTTGATCGCCTCGTCAGTCCAATTGCACAGCTTTTTGCACATCAAAGCCAGTATGCTAAACTTGGCGTTCTTGATGAGCATGTGGCCATTAATGGGCATCCAACTTTGGCACATATTGAAAAATTGAACATGATTACTTCACCTGGTTATGGAGCCTTTGTTGATGCTACAATCACGAATGAAATTTTCCAACTCGGCAAAACATCAGTTGTTGGAGATCCGATTTTGGAAGGCGGTCATTGGGAGTTCTTCAAAAAGCCAGGTTTTGTTGGGAAATACCATCTCTTTGACAAATCTGGTGAGTACTACGTTCCTGGTGCCTTGTTACGTAAAGCTCTAGACCAACGATTGGATGCTCTTAAACAAGGAATTGTTTTACCACACATGTGGACTGCTTCCCTAAAAGATGAGAAGCTTAAGATTGCAAAAATTGAATCTGGCAGCACTCGCTGCTTTTGTATACCACCTGTTGATACTACAATTTTGTGCAAACGCTATTTTGGAGCATTCTTCGGTGCTATGACTGCGAGTCATGCTGACACTTTTTCTGCTATTGGATGTGATCCAGAAACGCCAATTTGGACTGTTTTCGCAAATTATCTGGGTCAGGTGGATGATAAAGTGTGTGACGCGGACTATAAAAATTATGATGGTTCCGTACCTGCTTTGTTTGTGCAACAGACTTGCGCAATTATGAATGAGTGGTATACATTGTATACCTCGAGCGACAATATTGCCGAGGATAATCGTGTTCGTGAAACGTTGATATATTCTGTTCCGTTCGCTGTTTTGATTGTTGCGCGAGCCCTGGTCGGAAATTTGAAGGGCGTTGGTTCTGGGCATAGTGGTACGACACAAATTAATACTTTGGTTGGGTTACTTGTACCTATGTATGCTTGGCTCAAGACTGTTCCCGCCCCCCACAATGATCCATTCACATTTCTGTCTAATGTGCGCCTGAAGATTTTGGGTGATGATAATCTGAGTGCTATTTCACTTTGGGCACAAAAGTATTTCACCTGGGATGATTGGGCGCGCACCGCTTCGGAAATCGGGATGACAATAACGCGTGGAGACAAGCTTACTGGGAGTCTCGAGCGTATGGATATCTCTCAGGCTACGTTTTTGAAGCGTGGCTTCAAGAATGTGGCTCATCTTCCTGGGTATGTGGCTCAGCTTGAATTGGCTTCCATTATGGAAATGTTTAATTGGGTTCGCGACACGATGCCTATGCATGAGGCGCTTCAAGCTAATGTTATGTCTGCTAGCCGATTGCTTGGGCACTATCCCAAACATTTGACTGATGCTGTTATTGTCAAATTGCGCAAAGCTTGCGCTGACAAGAATATTCGTATTTACATTCCCACTACAGAGGAGTGTATTCAACTTGTACAACCCGCATATGGCTGCGGTCAAATTGAGCATTTTTCATGGTCAACTTCCATTCGCAGTTTTGAAGCTCTGGAGAGGCCTGCATCTTGTGAGATGGAAAAGACGCATGAGACGAGTTCTTCTGTTGATCCTACCATTCGGTACCAGCGTGGGTTGGCCATGGCGATGAAACAAGCTCCCACTGTTACCGCACCAGATGGTGGCTCTGTGTCCACAAAACCTTTTTCCACTGCTATGGGTGAAGAAAGCTGGACTATTACGACCTTGGTGGAAAAGGAGAATTACGTTACAACTATAAATTGGACTCCGGGGTTAGAAGTCGCTCTACAAGCACCACAAAATTTGATTGGTGGTGCTACAACTTCGACTTTGGGCCGAGCTTTTTCCACTATGACCTATTTTCGAGGTGATTTTGTGGTGACATTTTCATTATCCGGGACGAAATTCCACCAAGGTAATGTGATCGTTGCCTATTTCCCTATGTGCAATAGCGCTATCGTTTCAAATCGGTGGTCGTCGAATAAAACATGCATCACAGGAGCGCAGAATTTGTTTCTTGATGCATCTACTTCAACCACCGCATGTATGCGTTTGCCGTACCGGTATCACTTGCCATATATCTCATGTAATTCATTGGGTGAAGCTTTGGGTCTTTTGCTGATCAAGGAGTTCACACCTCTTGCATATGCAACGGGGGCATCGACCAGTTTACCCATTGTTGTGACAGTGCACATGGAGAATACGGAATTTTTTGTACCGAAAGTTGGTACTGCGCCACCAAGAATGGTTTTTGGGCCACTTGATTTGCTACCGTTGTCTGATTTTAATGGTGGTGGAACAGGTGTTGCTAGAGACAAGCTTTTGGATAAACAAGCTGAAATTGTGGCACTGTTGGAAACTGGTGTAAAATTGAAGAACGTGGACCCGTATCACGGTAATGGCTTGCGTTCTAAGACCAAGAATACCACAAGTGCTTGCACTACCAGCAGCAATACAACAGGTGCTGCTGTCACGACTGTTGCTGCGCCCAGAAGTGTGAACAAACGTGCCTCCGAATTACGTGATTCTGACGAGGATTTTGAAATACCAATGGAACGTGCTGGCACGAGTGAGATGGAGACAGCACAACAACCGATTGCTCAAAATGATCTTGCGTCTCATGTCATCAAGCCTGATTGTACTATTGCACGCACCAATTTCGCCCAAATGATTGATCGAACAGTTAGCTTACGTGACTTGTGCAAGCGTATGGTACCAATTGGTAGTTGCCTTTTGACAGGCAATGTAGACACGGCCTTGGAAGCTGGAGTTGGCTATATGTCTGCTTTTGCTGGTTTGGATCCATATGCTAATGCTGGGCCACTTGGAATAATGAATCGTTGCTATGCTATGTTTCGAGGTTCTGTGCGCTATTTTCTTGAGTTTGAATATACAGCTGTACCAGGTAATACACCATTGAATTCATCTTTCTTTGCCTTTTTGTGTCCAGCAACTGCTAATGTTACCGGGTTATATACTGGTGGCCCCTTATTTGCACTTAATCCTACCACTGATGCCCAATGGGTGACTGCTACTCGAATATTGCAACCAGATCGCCATTTTAATAGCGCTTCTAATGCCACGCGGTGCTCAGTACGCACGGCATATGTTTCTTCATCCATTCAGGTGCCGAACATTAGCATAGAAGTCCCGTTCATTAGCGCAGGAGATGCCTATAATGTTGGTTCGACAGGAACTTTTTCGGGTTCGTTTACTGGCACGGGTTGTTTATATTTTGGTGTGCGTCATCTTGCGGTTGATGAGCAATGTCGGGTGAATTGTTTTGCCGCAGCTGGTGATGATTATCGCGCTGGAGCGTGGATGGCACAAGCACCTTTGGCCATAGGCGGGTTTATTAATGGTGGTTCTGGCTCAGTTGCTTCTCCTTTTTGGTATGATTTCTTTGCTGACGGAGTTTTTCCAAGTTTAGCTGGAGAGCAAGCATTGGCCAAAACAACAAAGCAAGAACGTTTTGTGGCTGAGAATCAGGATATGATAAATGGCACACTTGAAAGCACCGAGCGTCATGCTAAACCTGAAGGCAATAAAATTTCTGTCTTCAATCGTTATGGAAATGTTGTGAATTCTAGTATGCCCAATAACGTGACTGGCGATGCTTTCGATATTAAATCGAAGGTTGAAGGTGCTTTGATGGATAAAGCTGCATGGTCCGGC